ATTATATCGGGTTTATACCCTAAGTTTTAGGACTATCCAAGTCCGAAGCTGTGGGTGTACCTACTGGTCAGTCCAAACTGCTATGCTCTTGGAGTTTTCTCCGGTTATCATAACTCTGTCATGTGGCCGCACTAGCGCGTGAATATTATATTACTGAAAGTAATAATAATCTGTAATTAAATTAAGTCGGAAACGATTTGATTGATTCGACAGGTAAAACCTAATGGAGGTTTAAATCTCTTATGGTTTTATCCGATGGATCACTTTCTTTAACCGGAAAGTAATTTAATTATTAAGAAGATTATTATTATAATCTTTAATTATAGTATTCTATCCATTAAATAAGTGGTAGAGAGCAGGACCTTCACCTGGTTAAAGGGTGAATATCGGAAATCTTATTTATTCCAATTATACATAAATTATTATATATGAAAAGAAATGAAATAAGACCTAGACAATGGGACTCAACAAAATTTCTGGTAAAATTCTCTTGAAGAATTTTCTGAAAATTTGTTAAAGTCTCAGTCTGACTGCTAGCACGAAATCACATGAACTCCTATCCTAGTATTATTAAACTAGCGACACGTATTGAACGGTTACAGAAACTTTCAGGTTTCAGTTTTACTGTTCTTTACTTGAAGGAAGTTTATCGTCTAACGACGAAAACTTTGATGGGAGAGCAAGTCCGGCAGGATTTATCCTGTCGGGTAGCTATGCGTCGTGGACTTCCTTTGATAATTCCTGGTGATCTTCGTCTCTTAATGGAGGCAAAAGACCTAGTTATTATCAAGTTAGTCCTGACAATCATCTCAGTCTTTAGGGTGATGCCTGCTTATCCGAAACTAAAGTTAGGTACTATTACTGATCCCTTCACGGGGGTTAGTAAGTCAGTACCGGAAATAACTTTAGCGTTTAAAGCTTTAAAGCAATTAGTTCCTATGTGACCTAATTACTTTAAGGAGACCAAAAGGTCGATCTTTACGGTAAACAGGACATTAGTTCGCCTTACTACAGCTGGGCCAAATCACAAATTACAGATTGTAGGATATCCTTTGGATGCTTTAGCATTCAAAGAGAATCCTATACTTCTCAAATGATATAAAGTATTCGCAATGAATACCTCTCATAAGGATCTGTGAGAGCGCCTGGTGACCGAAATGTCAACTTGAGATCTTCCTGATTCACAAGTACTTCGCTCTTCCAAAGAAGGGGAAGAAACTATGGGTCAATTGAAATCATTTTGAAAGTTCGGGCAACCAGATACCAGCCTATGCTTGGGTAAACTAAGCCTAAAGAAAGAAGCAGCAGGAAAGGTTCGAGTCTTTGCTATAGTAGACGCTTGAACTCAAAGTTTACTATCTCCGTTGCATCGGGCTTTATTTGATATATTGAAACAAATAGAGCAAGATGGGACTTTTGATCAGATAAAACCGGTTAAGGCTTTACATGATCGAGGTCTGAAGGAGATGTATTCTTATGATTTAAGCGCCGCTACAGACAGATTACCTATTGAGTTACAAGTAGACTTGCTATCCCTTCTATTTGGTAATAGAGAGACGGCTGAAGCTTGGAAGGGTTTACTAGTGGATCGAGATTATAAACTCGATTCATTAGAATTCCCCCAAGCTAATGGAGTTTACAAGTATTCAGTAGGGCAACCTATGGGAGCTCTGTCTTCCTGGGCCATGTTGGCTTTAACGCATCATATGATAGTACAAATAGCAGCTCTGAGGATCGGCTTTAAAGGCTGATTCTCCGATTATGCTGTGCTGGGCGATGATATTGTTATTGCTAACAAATCTGTAGCTCAAGCCTACCTTTTTCTAATGGAAACGCTTGGAGTGGATATAAATTTATCCAAATCAGTGCAGAGTACAATTGGAGGCTGTGAATTCGCAAAGAAGATATTAATAGCTGGACAAGACTTTAGCCCCATTGGGGTCAAAGAATTGTTTCAGTTTATTAATTCTCCAAGGCATTTCAAGGACCTGATCCTTAACAATAAAGTTTTGGATCATGTTCTTGGTGTCAATGTGGACTTCGCAGCAGCTTCTTTATTTCTTGAAGATCTCTTTAGTAGTAATTTAATCGGTCAGGGTCCAAAATGGATCCGAACCGCTAAATCTACTATTTGAGACCTTCTAGGAATATTTGGGCTTAACCTCACTAAGGATCTATCACCGAGTGTTAACACTCTAGCTATAGATTCGCTGAATAGTGAGGACCAATTATTGTTTGAGAATTCCTTACGGAATGCTCTTACTTTAATTGTATCCCGAGGGTGGTTTAAGGCTTTTGAGGCGGATGTGCTAATGTATCAATCTATTAGAAGACGTTTGTCTTTTGATTGATACTCCAGCATATTTCCTTCAACGGATTCGCTTTTATCCCTGTATTCGAATGATATGAGTAAACACTTATATCGTCCGTACGGTGATATAGATCGATGGACAAGAGAACAGCTATTGGAAACAGCTTTCTCTTCCTTAATCTATTTAAGCGATCCATTCCTTAAACCAGAGACTCTGAGATCTGGTAAAAGTAAATCTCTAGAATTATCTAGATTATTACTTGACCAGCTCTCGAGAGATTGTCCGCATTTACTTGTGAAAGTATTGCTAAACAGTCAGGCCTTTTCTCGTTCAGAGTAAAGAGCGAG